TACTGAACGGCAGTACTAGTGAATAATTTTCCGTGATAAGTTTTAGAATAAAACTTTAATCTGATAGTAATAAATTACTGAAGACTTGCAATAGCAAGCATAGTGTTCACAAGAAGTGAACGGGTAACGGTTAGGGGAGCCCAAAGAGAATACCCAGTATGAAAATGTCTCTGAACCCTTAAATTATTATGTGTGCTTCACAGCATACTGCCGGTTGTGTGGACAATAACACTCAACCGCCATTGAAAGAATGGGAAATGAATTCTCTCGTTAATGAGAGTGGAGCATCGGCCAGCTCCATTGAGGCCATTTCTGGTGAAGGTTTAAAGTCTGAACAGACTACCCAATCGACCACAGTTCCTCTGCTGACACCAGAATCAGAGGACGCAAACCACGCGAAAAGAGTTTTCGATAAACTGCCTATTGGGGCTAAAATCCAATATTTAACTAGAAACGAATACAGACCACAAGCTGGTTTTAGTATTGCTAGCATCACGAATATTCATCAACATTTACGCGAAACTATGACTGATGTAGCCGTTTCTAAGATAGAAGGACTCTGTGCTTTGTATTTAGCGCTTTCGAGCGTTTCTGACGAATCCGGATTTCTTGCTGTCCTTGCTTTATATGCTAAGACTCACAACCAATCTTCATTAACAGGACAACTATCTACCATTGTCAGCAAATTGTTTGACAATTTTACACCACAATCATCTGGCGATAAGCCTCGTTGGTTGAACGAAATGAAGAATGCTTTGCATAATTGGAAGCTTCTTCTTGGTAATCCAGCATTCGCGCAAATTTCTCGTGTATTATCATTATTGGTAACACTTGGAGTTGTAGAGTCCACCTCTATTTCTCTTGGTAATTTTGAGATTTTTGCTATAGAGGCACAAACTAAGCACGCTACGTCTCTAGATTTGATGGACGCCATCATTGATACAATTGTATTCTTCGCTGAGGGAGGATATATGTGTTATGTGTCTGGCTCTATCTCCCCATTGTTATTTTCATCACCTAAGATGGCTCAGCTGGAAGAGCAATATATCACTAAATTAGCGCAATGGGAACATGCAAGGAATGGTAACCTTGAACGCTTCACTGACACCACAGAAGCTATATTTGACAAAGAACTCAAAGAATTAGTCGAAGAGTTCGGTCGATTATATAAAACAACACCAAATGGAACTGA